TTGCATCTGTTTCTTTGATACTTTGAATCGTATTACCATAATTATCTGCATTTATCCAAGGAATAAAATGAATAGGTGTGCCATCAAAATCTACAGTATCACAACTTGCATAATATTTAATATTACTATGTTTATTACCGACTAGTTCAGCTACAGAATTTACTTCATTTGTATTCTTGTAATAGGTATCATGATTACCAATAAGAATATGTGTATCAATATTCCTATCTGCTATTGGTGTAATAAATCTTCTACGAAAGTCATTTGCAATTTTATATGAAACAAACTTTCGTCTGTCCATAGTATCGCCTAAATGTATTATTGTTTTAATATTGTGTTTGTCAATATATGGAAAGAACACATCTTCCCAAAATTTGTAAAAATACTCATTGAATGGTAAACTATCGTTTCTTGCTCCAAAGTGAGTATCAGTTATCAGCGCTATCTTCATTATAAAATAATTCTAGTCCTTTTGGTTTTGTTTTCTTTTTTTTAGGTTTATAAACATCTTCTTCTGGAAGAAAATTCTTTTGTAAATAGTCTACATAAGGATTATCAAATTCTTCTCCACCTATATCATCAGGCAAAACATTCATATTTTCAATATATTTGTTTTTGACATGAGCCTGTTTCTTTTCTTTTTGTATTCTTCGTAAAAATGCATAATATATTATTTGTGTAAAATATGCAAAAGGATTATCTGATTTTTCTGGATTAAAATTATGTACATATTGTAAACAATTTTCTATTCCATCACATATCATTTCTTCACGATATGTATAATTAATAAAATTAGGTCTATAAGATAATCTATTTGCAATCTTTAAAAAACACTCACCAATATAATTTGATATAGGTGGTGGTCTATTTCTACGTTCTTTTTTTGCTTGTTCACATTCTGCTTTCCAATCTTTCATGGCTTGCAAGAATTCTTTGTTGTTGACATAATGTGGTTTATTTGACACGATACTATCCCTTATAAAAGATTAAATACAATATATCATTAAAATACTTTAAAGTCAAGTAGCTGTATTGACTTGACTCTGGAGTAAAATGAGTGTATACTCACTTTGTGATTCACAGATTAATGTATTGTTTTAGATGTTGGTTCATCAAAGTCATCATCATCAAAATCTTCATGTTGTTCTTTAAGTAGAAATCTTTTTACGAATTCTTGTTCAATTTTATCTAATTCTTCTTTACTGGGTTGTCGTAGTTCTGGTAACTTTTGTTTTTCCATTTTCTTGACACAATATTCATAAAACTTTGTTAAACCAATAGACGATTCTGTAATTGCGATTACATTGTTTTTTACGACATCATATATTTGGTTCTCACTTAATTTCATCCATTGTGAAAATGCCATGGCTTCTTCTATATTACCGTTCTTTTTATATTTTGGATAAACATTTATTTTTAATGGATTTTCAACTTTAATAAATTCACCATCAGTAGACGAAATATTTGCAACTAATTCATCCCCATTTTTAAGTTTTATTATTTTTGTTTCCATTTTATTTCTCTATGTTAAGATTTTTAATTTCATAATCAAATTCTTCTTCATTATAGATATTTATTCGTTCCATAAAATGACGAAGTGTAAAGTTTTGTCTTGATTTGTGAGTGAAGTCATCTGCTATATCATAAAGAGTGGCTGTACTTTTTTCTGTTCCTTGTCGCAACCCTCTACCGATTGATTGTAACACTCTAATTCGTGATTTGCTTGGACTACTAAAGACCACATTATGAAGATTACGAATATTGATGCCAGTAGAAAAAGTGCCATATGATGCAACAATGATTGCGTTCTTTTCCTTCTCTGTGATTTCACGAATATTCTCCCTTGTTTGTGCATCTGTTCCACCATGAACATAAAATACTTTTCTATTTAAGTCTTTCATCATATCATATAAAACTGCACCATGTTTTTCTACAAATTGAAATAATACTAGTGTATTACCTTTTAAGTGTTTTGTCAAATCTACAACAAATTTATTTCTTCTTTCATCTCTTACTATTAAATCCACTTCATCTTGAAACTTTTGAGTTTTCATAAACTTACAGTCTATTTCTGGATACTGTAATACTATACACTTTATATTTAATTTTGCAAGTGTTTTTTTGTCCATTAGCTCTTTTGTTGTAGTTACCCTATTGACAAAACCAAATAAACCCTCTAGTATAAGTCTATGAGTTTGTGTACCATCTAATGTTCCAGTAAAACCATGACGATATTTACAAGAAATAGATTTATTCATAATACCAGTTAAAGATTTTGATTTAAACAAATGTACCTCATCACCTAGTATACAACCAAATTTCTCAAAGAATTTTCTAGGTAATTTATATAGAGATTGCCATGTAGATATTGTTATAGGGTTTGTAATGTCTTTGGAATAACCTTGGTATATTTTTTGCATCTTTGTATCGTCATATCCATAATCTATAAAATCAGAATACATTTGTTCTACTAAAGATGTTGTTGGAACAAGTATAAGAACATTTTCTTTTTCATACCATCTTGATAATAGATATATTATTAACGACTTACCACTAGCAGTAGGACTAAGAAGAAGTGTCCGATTGTTTCTGACTGCATAAGAAAATGCGTTCCTCTGGTAATCACGAATCTGTAAAATCTTTCCATTGGACTTAGGTGACACTCCTCTAATAAAGCTATCCAATCCACTATTTCCATATTTTTTTTCATCTATTACACCCTCTTTATATTCTATATCAATTTCATTTCTTTTTGCAAATTCTTCTATATATGGTAATAATCCAACATAAACTTCATTTGTTGCAACTGAATATAATCTTATTTTACCATCCCAAATTTTTCTTCGGTATGAAGGCATGAACCTAGCGCCAGGCACTTCAAAAGTAAAAAAGTCTGATAATTCTCTTGCAATATTTGGTTCAGTTTTTACACGAAGATGCACTTCATTCTTTTTTGATATTATCAAAATGAACCCTCTAAAAATCTTTTCCAATCAATTGCATTTTTTATTTGAAACCCACGATTATTAATAGATTTACAAACTCGTTCTGCATAATCACACATTGCATTGTGATAATCTACTTTATGTTTTGATTTGATTAGTTCTTCATCACTCTCAAGATAAGTGGGCAAATCTTGTTTAAGTATTTTTAAATCAAATGGATTTTCTTTGTAAACACTTGGAGGTGCTTTACCAGAATAGTATTCCCATTTTTTTCTGAAAAGAACTTTATATTCTGATTCTGCTTGTTTTGATAACAGATTCCAACGAGTATATATTTTTAAATACTTCGCATAAAGTTCTGGAGTTTTAAGTGACTCAATGTCTAATTGTTCATTGTTTATTTTGAGGTCTTTTTCAGCCTCATTTTGAAGTTGTTCCAAATCCATAATATAACCTTATTTTATAATGTAAATATCTCATATAATTTATAACTGAAAGTGCAAGTAGTTGTCAAGTATGTAACATCAGATTCTTGTTGATTAAATTGTATTGCACCTAGACTTACTGGGTATACATCAGAAAATCTGACTTCAACAAGTGGATTATTTTTTGATGAAGTAATTATTAGAGTTGCATCACCAAAAGTTGCAGATGCAGATGTTGGTGACCCTGGCCTCGTAGATTCACCTTTAGTACTATTTGCAGTAGGAAACGCATCTGAATTTGATTGTCTAAAAGATTCAAATTGTGTTCTTGCTTTTGGAAATCCTATACCAACTAACCATTGATGAAGTTCGATATAATTTTTAAAACTCTCATCAATAATAAATTGTATTTCAAGATTTTCATATGTAAGAGTATGACCTTGAACTGGTAATTCTTTAAATGGTGTTGGTATTACAACATCTCCAAGACTAATGCCAGGCAAGTTGATTTGTGTTGTAAAAAATTCAACAAGAGGTAATTTATTTATTTTAAATACAAACTTTGTTGAATCTGCATAATCAAGTTGAGTTGGCTGTCTTGACAACATACTTGTGTTGACCATTTAGTTTCTCCATAATACTATATCTTTGTTTATCAGAATAAGATGACCAAAAAGTTATTTCATCTTTAGTTCTTCCACACCCAATACAAATTTCTTCTTCCAATTCACATATTTGTATACAAGGACTTTCTATAGTTTTCATACTATTATTTAGTTGGAAACAAAAAAAGGGGAGTAAAAACTCCCCTTTTTTAGATTATTGCAGTACTTATTACATTAAGTTAGCGACTTGAACTCGTCTGTAGTAAGTGTTATCGTTTGCACCAGTAATAACATCAGTTGCATCACTTGTTGCAAATGGGTTTTGAGCAACACCGTAACGAGTCTTAAATCCAATTTTTGGTTGGAAAGTATTCTCACCTACTGCACGAACCATTTGTAATGGTACATACGGACAGTAGAAAATACCAGCGTCATATGGTGATGTTCCCTTATATCCTACAACATAGTACTGTTTTGCAGCATTGTTTGCAGCATATGGGTCAATATACACTCTGTATCTACCGTTAAGTACACCAGCAAAAGTATTACCAGTATCGTCAACTTGTAAGTTATTATTTAAAGCAGGAGCGTAATCTAATACACCAGCCATTTGAAGTGCAGATGCAACATCAGATGATGTGATGATTAAGTTACCTTTTCCTCTTCGTGTTTCTTGAGCAATTACGTTTGCATCTCTTTCGATTTGAAACATAAGTCCTTTGAACTTTTCAACTGACCATCTACCGTTTGAGTCTGTATCTAAATCGAAGATACCAGCAGTAGTTGTGTTGATTGAAGCACCTTTCTTTGCAGATATATAGATTGTTCTAATTACTTCTCTATTAATCTCTGCAAGAATTTCAGAAGACAAGATGTTTGACAATTCTGTCTCTGCATCTAAACCGTGGATTGCTTTAAGGTCTTGAGCAAGTTCCATAGTGTATTCTGCTTTTAATGCTCTGGTCTTTGCAGTCACAGTTGACTTCTCGATTGAGAACGCCATTTCTGCGAAAGAGTTTGCAGATGCATCACCTAATGCTTCACCTTCTGCTGTGGTCATACCACCACCAGTAGTTGAACCGTAGTCTGCACCACCAGTAATATATGTACCAGCAGATGAGTCGTTTAAGACTGCTGGGTTAGTACCAGTCATTGCAGTTGAATTCAAGTCACCAGCAGCATCATCATTTGAGAAACCAACATTTGGCTCATTGAATAATGCTTCTGTTCCACCTTGTGTGGAAAACTTTGATTTCATTGCAAAGATAAGACCAGTTGGCCCAGTCATTGGTTGCACAGATGCAACATCATATGCAATTAAGTTTGGCATAGACCTTCTTACTAATGAAATAAGAATTGGGTCATAACCACCCATGTTTCCTCCACCGAAACCAGAGTTAGCTGGTGCGGCTTCTGACAAGAACGCAGCATCTTCTTTCATAGCTGATTCTTGGTTCTCTAATATTATAGAAGTGACGGCTTTCTTGTAGTTGTCCTTAATCTCAGGCAAATCTGGATGAGCGAGGACTGGCTGCCACTTTTCTTGAAGTTTTTCTGAATTATACATTTAGTATCCCCTTAACTTTCTTTTCTATACATTTATTTATCATAATCTAGTTTTTAACTTTACTAAAAGGCGCATAAGATGTTTGCCTCTTAATTGCAGAAGTGTATGCAGCCATCACTCCGCTAGCTTCAATTTCTTTCTCCTCAGAACCACCTTCTTCAGTTAGGTTTTGTGGAGTACTCTTAGGAAAGTAATTTTCTTTTAGAGTATTCAGTTTTTCAGTAAATGACTCTTTATCATTAAAGTCTACATCTTTTGTTAACTCTGCAAATTTTTCACTTTGTGTTTCTGCAAGGTCAGATGAAACTTCATTGATTACTGCTTCACGAACAAGTTCATTTTCAGATTTGTTCTTTTCAGTCAATTTACTGATTGTTTCATTGAGTTTAGTTTCGAGTTCCTCAATCTTTGTTGCTTGAGTCTCAAGAATGTCATACTTTTCATCTGGAACATCAATATAATGTTCTTCAAAAAGTGCTTTTAACCCACCGATAAAGTCCTCTGCGATTTCTCCCTTTAGACCTCTTTCAATTGCGAGTTCATTCTCTGTCATCCACTCTTTAACAACATAGTCAAGATAACCATCAACTTTTTCTGCAAGTTCAGCTTTAAATGATTCTACTTCTTCATTTACTTCTGAAGTTTTGTCATTTTCAATTCGTTCTACTTCAGAACGCACTTTTGATTTTACTGCAGCTTCAAAAATTGTTGCGGCTTTCTTTTGAAACTCTTCTGAAAGTTCTTCACCTTGTACTAATGCATCAACATCTTCTTTAACATTGATTGATGAAAGTCTTTTCTCAATAGCTTCTTTTGCTTTATTTAAACCATCAAGTTCTAACTCTTCTTCAGTAGGTTCATGTCCACCTTCCATGGCATTATAAGTTGCAACTAGGTCATGTTTACTCATTTTCATAAGTTTCTTGTCCATTGCAGCTTTAAGTTCCATTTTGGTCATTTTTTCTGGGTGCATACCTTCTTTATGATGTGCTTCTGATACAGTTACTTTCATATCTTCTGCCATGACTTTTTCTTCCAAACCATGTTTGAATTGAACGTCATACCATTCTACATGACCATCATCATTTGGAATTGCGTGTGAACCATGAACTGGTTTACCTTTACCCCATACTGGATGTTCTACGACTGTAGCACAGTCGTGGTCTTTGGAATGACATAATGCACGAATTTCTTCGTCTGTATAACCAGTTGAATCTTCTTTCATTTTCATTGGTTTTTCATCCCCTTTAGTTTTAACTGGAATAGAACCGTCTTTCTTTGCTGACTTTGCTAAATCCTTTTTAGGTGCATCACCTTTAACGACAGCAGGCCCAGTATCTTGTACTTCACCGTCAACCTTTTTCATTGGGTCAGCTTTACCACCAGATTTTGCTGGAGCGGAAGTATCTTTCTTCATACCGTGTTCTGCTTCATTCAAGTCATCAAGAACTTCTTGTTCTAATTCCTCAATTGTCTTATCTATTTCTGACATTTGAAGTCTCCTTGATTAATATTAATCCTTATTCATTATATTTATAAATTATAACTTTTTAAGGAATTTTGCGAAAGCCAATGCTTGGTAATTCGCTTCTCTAGAACGCACATTACGTTCCATTTCTTTCTTGATTTCCGCTACCTCTTGTTCTTGTAACAAACCATTATTCCAAATCCACTCTTTACCTTCCATAATTCCTTGTACGAAAGCATTAGGTGCAGAGGGGTCTGCAACAATGTCAGCAGCAGTTGCAAGGTAGAAATCGTCTTTGACGTAGTTTGCACCATTTTTTTGTTCCAAACTACCCATACCTCTTGAAGAAACTGCGAGTTTACCACCATCATCCATAATATTTTTTACTATTGTTCCCATTGGTGTTCCCATAACTTTAGCTTCACCAATGAAGTTTTTACCATCTGGTTTTAGACTTGTAACCATATGAGATACTTTATCTAAGTTTACAGTCGGCCCTTCTGGGTGACCAAGTTCACCATAAGCACGATTCTGTTCTACAAACTCTTTATTATATCTCTTTACCTCTTTGTCTAAGACTTCAAAAGGATATACTCTACCATTTCGATTCTTAATCTCTGATTGTAGAAATATTCCTTTTAGTTTGTAATTATTTTTACCAGTTTTCTCATCTTGTTCTGTGATGTATTCTACATCATCACTAAAATGTTCTGATATTAATTTCATAGTCCTATCCTTTATGCGAGGTTATCGTAACCAGATACTTTTCTTAACTTTAACCAAATTGTTCCTACTGATGCACTACCATTTGTTAATAGTATATCACCAGTTACACCACTACCAGCATTATTAGGTATTGATGGCATTTGTTGAGAACCTACATTATATGAACCATTTCCGTTTAATGATAATGCAACAACATTTGAAGTTGCATCAAATAAAATATTTGTTTGGTTTCCAGTTGTCCATTGACAAGCAACAATTGCAAGTCTTGGGTCTGTATCTGCACCAGAAAGTGCTGATGCATCAATGATACTAGCAGCACTATTTGTTCCAGTTGTTGTTACCTTAACAACTGTTTCATAATCCGTGTCTTTGAGTGTTACTGCACTAACCGCCATATCCGTATTCTCCTAACATCTCTTTTTCAAAGTATTTATGTAGTTCTTTTTCACGAACTTTATACTTACGAGATACGTCTTTTATAGTTTTTTCAAAAGTATTTAGGAAATCCGAAGGTTTAGCATCCATTTTACGAAAAATATCATCAACAGCCTCTTTCATTTTCGGAGACAGTTTCTTATATTCTTTAGAATTTTTGTGTTCATCCTTTTCAGGCAACTCAATCTGATTGAATTTCTTCATCTTCCTCTACTTCTGGTATATGTTGTGATACCATTGTATTCGCAACATCTTTTCTCTTGATTTCTAATGCATCTCCAACTTTAACTTGTATTGCATTTTTAAATTCTGTTTCTGCACCTAGATTATCTCCAGCTGCAATCGCATCAATTATTTCTTTTGTCATATCATTTCATCTCCATTTTCTTCACCACCACCTTCATCATCTATCTCTTTGGTCATGGTTTCTATCTCTTCATCTGTTTGACGAAGAACATTCTTTTGTACCCACCTTTTAGAAAAAAAGTTTCCAACATATGGTTCAACTGTACCTAACATTTCAAGACGTTCTCTTAAAATCTCTGCATCACGCAACTCTGCAAAATGACCATCTTGTAAAAAGTCATATGCAATATGTTCTTTCATTGCAGTCCATTCTTCTTCAGCTATAACACCAGTAAGAATGAGTTGTGTGCGAAGTATATCATGAAATATTACAGAAAACTTTTTTCTTAATCTCTGAACAAATTTAGTAAATTTTAATTCATCTCTTGTAATTTCAGTTGACCTACCAAGACTAAAATTACTTTCAGCTTCCATTCTTGAAATAGGTACATTTAGTGACCTATAGAGTTTTCTTTGAAAGTAAATTATATCATCAATCTCACCAAGATTAGAACCGCCTGGTAGTGTAGTAATCTCTGTTCCTCTACCACCTTCTCGTCTAGGTAACCAGAAATCTTCCAACATTGACATATGATTTCTATCATCTCGTATCTCACCAGTAGATGCATCATACACTAGTTTGTTACGATAACGATTCATAACATCTTTTAGATATTGTTCTGCTTTAATCTTCGGTAGATTACCAACATCAATGTAGAATATTCTTCTTTCTGGAGCTCTTGATATTCTGTAAATAACAAGACTGTCTTCAATCATTCGTAATTGATTTACTGGTTTGATTGCTTTGTGTAGATAAGATAATACTGAACCTCTATTCTGGTCAATAATACCAGAAGGGCAATATGCAATAGAATCTTTTGTTATTTTTAATCCACTATCAATAGTACCACCAGTTG